TCCGATTAACACACTCACACTCGCCTTGGACGAAGATGAAGAGAAGATTCGATACGAGTACGTGTGCAACAACTCAAAGGTCAAAAACACAACGTGTCAAACTGTTGTGAGTGATGACTACGCCACAGGAACGTCATTCGACAATCTCTCTGCATTGACAAATACCGCGTGTCCGCAAGAGCACGTCATTACATCAGCAAAGCTCGTCGCAGATGGAGCTAATCAAAAGTGGGAGTTGACGTGCTGCAAACCAAAGGGTATCTAAAAAAAAATATGAACATAATATATAAAACAAGATATGAGTGCCATGATAATGATTGTGGTCTTACTCTTACTAGTCGGCCTCGGTGTCGGTATTTATTTTTTGGTCTCAGCCAAGAAATGTAAAGACTACGAGACCCAGGACGAGTGCAAGGAACCGTGCCAATGGGATACCTATGGCAACAAGTGCATTGGTGAAGACGATAACCTGACTCCGGCACCCCCAGCTCAGCCAGTCTCAGTGGAGCAAGAAGCGAACGAACAGGTTGCTCGTGTCGTTGAACCACAAGGCACCGAAACTACGGCAAACAAGTGGAAGTGCTACGCCGGACGTTATGGTGATGCGTACGCCGAGTACATGAAAAGCAGTGATCTGGGAGACGTTGAGGAACACTACGATACTATCGGTAAATCCAAGGGTTGGAAAACGACCTGCACGCTCACACCGGATGAATTGGGGTGTTATACGTTGCAAAATCCGGAAGTGTTTGATAACTTTGGATACACTTTAGATTCTAGATACAACCAAAAACAACAAAAACACTACAAGGACGTCGGGCGTGAAAAGGTGGCACGCTTCAACTGTGAAGGTGGTCAGCTTGGAGATTCTACGTTTGGTGAGGATGAGAGCATCTTGACTCCGCGGGAATTTAATATTGACAGAAGAAACCGTAAATACACAAATCTCTTGGTCTCACCCAACGGCGATTACACCTTGAGAATTTATCACGAAACCAGAAGAGGACGTCTTTTTTTGTCAAAGGGCAACTCGAACATCTTGACTATCCTCGATTCCCAACTGAGCCAGGCGGACTACGATGCGGGTTATACAAAGCTTCGCGCGTGGTTCTCGGGTTATGATGGTAACTTGTACATGCGATGGTATAAACCCAATGGCAGTGGTGGATACAAATCTGCGAAATACATCAACACCTTTGCACCCGGAACGACGAATAATCAAGTCAAGTCCAACCAACACGTCATTGTTTTGACTGATTCTGGAAAGTTGTACATCGATCACGGCCTCGGCGCGGACGAAGAAGCCATACTTAACGAGTAAAGAGTCTTATGAATAATTTAATAACTAGATGATTTTCTTAAATTTTCTTCCGCAGGTAAAAGTTGAAGATTTGTATAATGAAAACATTCCCTTTGCTGTTCAACATTACTCATATCGAATGCCGCACATGGTATTATGTGGTCGATATGAGCATTCTTGTAATCCTTTTCAGGGCGTTTGGTACTTTCTAAATGTTTTCTCAACGTCTCACCGTCGCATCCTAAGAGTTGTTTACTTTTGCATTCTCGGCCACGACCATTAAAAGCGTGCCACATACGTTTTCTGCAAAGTTCTAGATAGTACGCGGCAGTTTTTTCTTCTCTGTTCTTTCTACGTCGAATAGGTCTACATTTTCTATTTGACTCTGAACATTGTTTTAAAACTTTCGTGCGATGTTCTTCGTCAGTATTGTATCGTTCGCGCCTTTTTTCATTTATAGAAATTGCATTTTCACGCCAGTGGTTCCGTGTACGCGTTTTTATGCGTTCATCATTCTTTTCATAATATGACCTATGACGCGATGAAATAGTGTCAGCGTTTCGCGAAGCATAGTTTTTCATGTATTCCGCTCGACACGATTTGCATTGATTTAGATGTCCGTCACGCATGTCTTTATGTTTGCCAAATTCACCGAGTTCTTTGTTCACGTTGCACGTCGTGCACGTCTTCATTAAATATTAACATAGTTATGTATCTTAATATTTAAGTTTAAGTTTAATATTATCATTATTGTAGCCACGCATCTCTTACTTAGTTGGAGAAAGCACGGTTAATCCCAAAGGTTTCCCAGTGGGCCAGATCGTACCTTAAGCATCATCGGGATGACTAATCCTTCATTTGACACCGACACCTTAGCGATCGTTGAAACGGAACCATATTCATTGTCATAGCGAATTTAGGTTCTCGCCTGCGGATTATCCAATCTCTAACGTTTTTACCATTGGGTTCGGTCATTAACCGAGTTCCCCTCACGAGTTTCCAAGTGAGGGTGGTAGTTAGAGCTCTAAGGAACTTCCCGCAACCAGGTTGTCTCGCCTGCACATTACAGACTAGCAGGACAAACGCTTTTAACGCCTGCTTTTTGGCCCTGTTCTCATCTCTTAAGAGCTGAAGCTAAGGCCACCCATACCGGATTGCACACGGAGAACGTTGTAGTTCGTCGCGAACAAGTGCATCGTCGTGGAAGAGGACGCCGAAGCCTTGAGCTTGATAGACACTTGCGCGTTATCAATGCGCGAGAAGTTGCACGTACCGGACGGTTGGTGTTCTTCCGGGCGGAGGGCGAACGAGTACGAGTACACACCCGGCATCGGGGAGCCAGAGTGGTAGGTGTACGGTTGCACTTGGTTGAAGTACTTACCACCTTGGGCCTTCATGCGGTCTTGGCCGTTGAGGATGAGCTTGAACTCTTCAAGCGGACCGACGGAGCGCGTCGCGGAGACGGCGCCATCTTCAGAGACCGTGCAGTTGGTGTATTCGCTGCCAATGGCGAGGAGCGGGGCACCAGTGCCGTAGGAGACCGGAACGAACACGTTGGAGTTCGCGCCTTGAGCAGCCAAGAGCGGGTCGGATTCGAGGACAACACCATCTTCCAACAAGTTGGAGGTGAAGTTCCACATGGACGCGTTGGAGACGGAGCCGTTGTTGAAACCGAAAATGAGTTCCTTCACCGGGTGGTTGAAGGAGAGGCGAACTTGCTTCGTGTTGCCAGCCTCAACGGTGTCGGTGCCAGTGTGTTGGACTTGTTCGATGAGGTATTCGTGGCTCTTTTGCGCGAAGCGGCGGCGTTCCTCGGTGTCAAGGAAGTGGTAGTTGGCCCAGCACTTGAAAGTGGAGCCATCGGTGTAGTGGGAGAACTCGGAGCTGAGGTCCACGTCGACGCGCGCTTCGTGGTATTGCAACGCGATCAACGGAAGCGACAAGCCCGGGTGGCGGTTGAACCAGAAGATGAGCGGCAAGTAGATGGCACCGTTTTGGGTGTTGGACGTCATCTTCGCGTAGTCAGCCTTCTTGGCTTCGGTGTGGTAGAGGTTGTCATACAAACGCCACCACTTTTGGAATTGGCGGTCAATGCGCTGGCCACCGATGGAGATTTCGATGTCCTTGACGGCACGTTCCGCGGCGAAGATGGCAGAAGCACCCTTGGTGGAGGAGCTGAGGCCGGACTTCGCCTTCATTTCGAGGTACATTTCCTGGACCAAATCACCGTTGCGGGCGATCGTGATCGAGACGCGACCGTTGTCAGCGGCGGTACCGTTGACGGTTTGTTCGATAACTTCGGAAGCGAAGTTGGAATAACGCTTGTAGACCGCTTGGAAGAAGGTAACCTTCGGGTTAGCGGTCAAGTAAAGATCTTGCGAACCGTATGCGACGAGCTGCATAAGACCACCGGCCATTGTGAGAGTTGTTTGTACTATACGCTGAGAAAATAATTTTGTCCTGATGATGCGGTAAAAGTCGCACCATCTTTTCTCACTTTACAGCATAATCATGACCGAACAGCCGACGCAAACCCTCGAAGAAGGTGAAATCCCTGTTGAGGAGGAGTATTCCACCGAGGAAGAGATTACGATTGATGACGAGGATGACATTGTCTTTGACGAGGACGACGACGACGACGTGATGGGTGATGGCCTGAACGCGACTGAAGAACTCCTCTCCGCGGTCCTCGCGACCCCAGACGGTGACACGGTGTGCAGTGCCCTGGTACACATTGGTGCCCAGCTTGAAATGCAAAACAAAATTCTTATTAAAATTTTGAGCAAACTCACTTAAAAATTCTCCGCATTATTTATTCAAATGACAACCCATTACATAGAAAGGGAGCCCGACACTCATGCGTCTGAGATGGAACAACTGAGAAATCAGGTGTTGACGCTGTCGAGTGAACAAATCCTCCGCATCCTTGGGCTGATGGAAGAAAACTGGTACCTCGTATCGTCACAGAACGACATTCACAAGTGCGTTCGCTTGGGATACGATCAATTTTTCGATCCGTCCGAAAGAGAGGGGGGGTTTCCTAAAAGTGTTGATATTAAAGCGATTGATGGTAAAAGGGAGAGGGAACTACGTGTCCTGAAAAACATTGGTTCGCGCGTAAAGGCTTTAGATATGACAGATTATGTGGAAAATGAAGACCTAAATCTTACCACAGCAGAAAGGGTGTGTCGCCTTATTAAACAAGTGTCCGAGGCGTTTAAAAATGTTAGGCTTCATATGAACACTTTACAGAGAATTAACAACCCCCGTCAAGCTCCCGATAAAATGAATGCCGACCCTGAATATTTTGACGCCACCCCGATGGATGAGACTCGCCTGGGGGAGATGACCCCATTTCAAAGAGCTATCGTGGCCTGTCTCGATGAAACCTATAAAAAGCAGATGCGTCGGTATAAAGGGGAGTGCTATGTACAAAGAATTTCTGAAGGGTCGTACACGAGGTCGTGGAAAAAGGTGTGTACTATTCCTGAGTTTGTGTATGAACTCGCGGAAAAGGAAGTGAACTTTGATGTGTGGAAAGACCTCACCTCTCGTGGGAACACGGCGAGGGAAGTCATCAATCATCTCTCAAATTGCATCGACAGCCAGTTCCCAGAGATTAACAAAGACCGTCACGTCTGGAGTTTTAAGAATGGTGTGTTCATTGGGAAAGAGTGGCAACCAAAGGAGGGTAGATACACGTGTCGTTTCTACCCCTATGAGTCCAAAGAGTTCAAGTGTTTGGACCCAACCCTGGTGTCGTGTAAATTCTTTGACCAGTTTTTTGACGATTACAGCTACGTCGATGATTGGTGGGACATTCCAACGCCGCACATGCAATGTGTCCTGGATTACCAGAAGTTTGATGAAGACGTCGCTCGTTGGGCATACGTGATGGGTGGTCGTCTGTGTTTTGACGTGGGTGAGTTAGATGGTTGGCAGATTATCCCATTTTTCAAGGGTATCGCGCGTTCTGGGAAATCAACAATAATTACAAAGGTGTTTCGTAAATTTTACGAAAGTAATGACGTACGAACACTTTCAAATAATATTGAAAAGAAGTTTGGCCTCTCATCCATCTACGATGCTTTTATGTTTATTGCACCAGAAGTGAAAGGGGACCTCTCCCTGGAACAGGCGGAGTTCCAGTCTCTCGTGTCTGGGGAAGATGTATCTATCGCAGTGAAGCATCAGAATGCGGTGAGCACGCAATGGACCACACCAGGATGTCTCGGTGGGAACGAGGTCCCGTCGTGGAAGGACAATTCCGGGTCCGTTCTTCGTCGCATTTTACCGTGGAACTTTAAAAAACAAGTGCAAGATGCGGACCCACACTTGGACCAAAAACTTGAGACGGAGTTGCCAGCCATATTATTGAAGTGTATCAGAGCCTATCTCGACTACGCGAGTCGGTATTCTGACAAGGATATTTGGAATGTCGTCCCTGAATACTTCAAATCTGTTCAGAAGGAAGTCGCCAAGATGACGTCAACGATTCACCATTTCCTGGAAGATAGTAGCGTGGAGTTTGGCAAAGACTTGTACATCCCTCAAAGCGCATTCCTGGCTGCTTTCAATCAGCATTGCGCCATGAACAACTTGGGAAAACCCAGATTCAACGAAGACAGTTACGCGGGTGCGTTCTCTCAGCGAGACATCACGGTGTCTACGGAGTCACTCACCTACCGAGGTCGTATGTACAACAACCAAAAATTTATTCGCGGATTAGATGTCATTCAGGAAGATGCAACATTTGAATAAAATATCTCACATTATACTAATGAATACCCCCCCGCGTCAACTCAGAGAATTCATAACCAATGCGGGTGTAGACATACAAACTCCAAATTTTCAATACAATAGCAACAACCTGTTAAACATCGTGACTCCCCGAATCACACCCACACCCCTTCAATACACAAATTTCATCGCAGAAGTCCCCATGAAACGACCTGCGAATGTCCTGCGTTTTGTAAGAAATACAAAACCGACGCGCGTTGAAGGTGCAAAATACTACGTTCAAGAAATTACGGGAATTTATGGAAGAATGCAAATGGGTGTCAAGCACACGGAGAAATATGGATTTCAAGTGGAGCAAAGCTTGCGCATGAACACATTGAATAAACTCCCATGGCTTGCCATTGAATTTAAAGTTGTAATTGATAACAAGCATCAAGTCCTCGTGCGCGCGTTTGAAAACAAAATGATGCTCCAAGGAAGCACCAGTGGTGACCCACTTGAAATTGCCAAATACATTGCGGAGAAATATTTTAATACCGCCACAGTAAACATTATAAACTATAAGAAGCTTGATGGACGTTTTAGATTTAATGGAACATTCGATACACGCGAGCTGTCTATGCGACTCGCGAGCATGGGTGTGAGACATTCATACGAACCAGAGTTTTTTCCATCAGAAATCAAAGAAATTAGATACGAAGACGTGGTCATAGAAGCCATCGTGAACACGGGTTATGTGCGTTTGCATAACGCCAAGTCCAAACGAGACATGGAACGCATGTATGACGTGGCGGTGCGATTTTTGAAACTTTTAGATGAAAGAGGGTGGTTGGAAACCAAAAATTCCCCACCCCCCGAAATTGTAAAGAAAAATATCCAAACATCGCCCGTGAAGAATTTTAAAACACCACAAGTTGCAAAATTAAAAAACGTCATCTTTGTCAATGGCAAGTCGTGTATGACTTACACAATTGATGAACTTAAACGTTTTTCACGAATTTTGGGCATCTTTCCTAAAAAGGGGTGGAAAAAGAAAAATTATTGTGATGCCATCTATGCCAAGACGGGAAATAAAAACAACAACGTGAACCTGACTAAACAACAATTAAGCAGAAAAAGAGGCGTCAATGACAACGCTATTCGTGAACTTTTGAGAAAACGGGGGAGTGCCAACGTAAACGAAGATTTGACGCGTGTGAAACGCAGGATTTCAACTACAAAAGCAAACAAAAGTGGTATCCCATTTTTGAGTTCTGTTAAAAAAGAAGTGAAAAATGTAGTGCTTGAGCGGAAAGTACTCACACGCGCACAAACCACCCTGAACCGTTACGCAAACGTGAATCAAAACACACGAACAAAGATTTTAGAACGCGTAAAAAATACCAAGAACATAAGTGCGGTGAATCAGCAGGTGAGAAGAAATGTTGAAATTTCGCGTCTGAATGTGAACAACGCAACAAAAAACAAAATTTATGAGGATTTGAAAAATAAAAGAAATGTTAACGTGAACTCTTACGCAAGAAAGTACGCACTGATTCAACAATATATCCCACGCAATAGATATTATACAAAGATTAAAAATGATACCATCAACTGGTTACGTAGTAGAAATACTTTACCAAATAACGAGGAGGTGAAAAACAAAATCGTGCAATTGTTTGGAAGCGTTGGTAGTCGCGTGAATAAAGCGTCTTTAAACAGGCTATACAACACTAGGATGATGAATAATTAACTGCTATGATTTTAATGAGCGTCGTGTGATGCGCAAAGTCATAGTCTGGAAATGTTTCTTTAATCTCATTTGAACGTTGAATCGCCATGGATGGATTTGTTTCCATGAGAAGCGCTTCCTCCATGGCTAGGTACGCTCTGATAGTGTCGCCATCTTCCCCATTGTCAACCATTTGTTTGTAGACATCTTGAGACACTTCGTGCTTAAGGGGTTTTTCTTTCGTCATCAGAGTGACATATAAAACAATAAGGGCGAGGATGTAAAACCACATTCTTTACAATCAGCGGAGATTAATTTTTTTTCTCCACAAATAGTAAATGAACAACAAGTACCCGAAGAGCGTCAATGAAGCTATGAAGATGCTTAAGCGTGAAAACGAAGCGATTAAGAAGCACAACGAAAAAGTGTACAAGAACAAGGTCAAGGTGGTGAAAAAAATGTACGAAAAGATGGAGGTTGAAAATGCGAAAAACAAGGCTCGTAATTACAACAAAACGGTTAAGAAATAATTTTTAATATATCGTTCACTTTCCACAAAATATTGAAATACTCTTCCTGACATGAAACATTGGCAGGGTCTATAATTTCCAGTTCAATCTGGTAGTGATTTGGGTCTTCCGCGTCTTTATCAACCACATCACCACTCGATATAGTCATATCTATGGACACGTTTTTACGAATGAAACTCTGTCGTCTCTTCGTGCGTCTCCTATCCATTTCGTAATCACCACCAGAGATTGGCATTTCTTTGGAGATACTGAAACGCAGGTCCATGGGGGCACCTTGATGTTGAAAATCTTCACGCACCAGGGATTGTTTTTGTATCATCTGTTGTTCACCCGTGGCGTCGTCCACTGAAAGACGCACCCCAGCGCCGTCGTTATAGAACACGTTTGCACTGGACGTCCGAATGTCTTCCCACCCCTTGTAGCTTTGCAAAGCTGAGAGAACTTTATCGAACACCACTTTTCCCACATTTGTATCAAAAAACTGTCCATTAAACTTCCCGAGACGCAGCTCAACTTCTATGTGTTCCGAGTCATTGTGGACATCAAAAAGTGGGAGAGTCTTGGTGACAATTTCTTGTATATTCATTTTCACTTAATAATAGTCCAGTATCTTTAATAAATTAAAAAAGAAAAATACATATGTAGGTACATGAGGGGTCTCCATAACATTGGAAACACGTGCTACTTTAACACGTCTCTCCAATGTTTATTACAAATTCCACAAGTGTCGAACCATTTTATAAAACATGGGTATTCTGGACCGTGTGGATTCACGAAGGTATACGATGAACTGGTGAGACGATTCTGGAAACTCGAAGAAAAGAGGGGACCCCTCGATGTCCGCGCACTCCTCGTAGAGTTTCAAAAACACTTTCCCCGTTTTGTCCTCGGTGAACCCCACGACGTCCAAGAGGCTGTTCTCTGTATCATAGATATTTTAGAACGTTCTGTACCAGAGTTGAAAACACTGTTTTATGGGAAAAAACGTCAAGAGACGGTGTACCCCGGTGGGAAGAAGGAACACGAAGAAGATTTCAGTGTTCACGTGATGTGTTCAAACAGTGATAATATACAAACAATGTTGGAAGAGAGCATGCAATGGAACACTCTCACTGATTATACCGATGACACTGGGAAAACACATAACATTGCGACGACACGAAATATTTTTACCGTCATGCCACAAATATTCATGGTGAGTTTTGATAAAAAAAGTTTCGTCACCGTTGCGGAATATTTGGAAATAGGAGATATCAAATACAGATTACTAGCTGCCGCGGCCCACGCGGGTATTCAATGGCATGGACATTACGTGGCGTTCACCCGTCACAAGGACAAATGGTATTATAAAAATGATGAATTTCTTCAAGAAGTCGCCCTTCCCAAACGGGGTGGATTTTATTTTATGGTGTATAAAGTTTTGGACCCCATGTAATAATAGTATGAAACCTTTACTTAAATGGGTCGGTGGTAAAACACAAATCATCGACGATGTGCTCGCGACATTCCCCCGCGACATTGACACCTATCACGAACCATTCGTCGGCGGTGGTTCAGTTCTTTTCGCGGTGCTCACCAGTGATGATATCAAAGTGAAACGGGTGTGCGCCAGTGACAATAACCCCCACCTCGTTGCGTTTTATAAACACATCCAGGGGGAACCAGAGAAGTTATACCAAGTAGTCGATGAACTGTTTCGTGCGTACGACCAAAGCGCATCAAAGGAGGCGTTTTATTACGAGCAGAGGGAACATTACAGGGCGTTGCCATCGTGTGTGGAGAAGAGTGCCCTCCTGCTATTCCTAAACAAGACGTGTTTCCGTGGATTGTACAGGGAAGGACCTTCGGGGTTTAACGTTCCCTATGGCCACTATAAAAAAACTCCACACTGGCCAACGATGGATGACTGTAGAGATGTGCAAAAACTTTTAGAACCCGTGGAGTTTCGCGTGTGTGATTTTTCAGAGGCACTCGCACAGGTTGGTGTGGGAGACTTTGTTTACGCAGACCCACCGTATGCGCAAGAGACGAAAACGTCGTTCAAAGAGTACACGCAACGTGGGTTTGACCAGGAAAAGCTGTTTAAAGAGCTTCAAAAAGTTATGTTCACTATGAGTAACGCGAATGTTCCATGTGTCACCGAGTTTTTTAAAGATTACAAGATATTGTACATTAAAGCACGTAGGGCCATCCATAGTAAAAACCCTAGCACCACTACAACGGAAGTGTTGGTTACACATGTCGACAAAAAATAGAGGTACGGGTGCGGGTGGCTCAAACACAAACAGAGGTGGGTTGCCTTTTGAACGATGCATATGCCCACCGCTGTACATCGTTGGAAAGGGGACACCCGTTGGTGATTTTTTATTTTTGAAACAGTATGATTTCATCAGACACATGAAACCAGTGAACCCCAAATCTCGTCTTTTTAAACCAGACGGTGCGTATGTTTTAGGTACAGACGCAGTCATCTTGTTAGAGTGCAAATATCAGAGTACATCGGGAAGTGCAGATGAAAAAATACTCAACTCACCGATAAAGTTGGAATTGTACAAACGCGCGTATCCACACGTGAAACACTGGAGGTATGTTCTCGTTCTTTCTGAATGGTTTCAACAGTCAACGTACACGCAATGGTTGGATGTGTTGACGCAAAACCCGGAGATTTCAGTGTGGTGGGCAAAACGTACAAATGATGTTCGCGTACAGTTAGAAATAGATGAAGCTGGTGGGTCTGTGAAAGTTCACTTAACGAACTATCAACTCTTTCCATGATTTAATACTAATCTCATTCTCTTCACACCATGGATACACCGGGTCCCCAATAAAATTAATGACATCAATATTATGTTTAAAACAATCCTTACAAATTTCATAATTATCATCGATGATGACGTTGATATCCAACGCACAACACACCGTTGACTTTTGCACCTCCCTCACGGTGAAACTGTTCGTCATCACGAGGTCATGAAACACACCTGGGAAATGTTGATTGAGCCAGTTTTCTGTTCGCGTGCGCACAATCTCCTGTCTTCCAGTGACTGCGTACAAGGTGTTTTCTTTTGCGATTTGCAAGAGTGCCAACTGCGAGTTCGCTAGTGGTTGTAATTCAACAAAGTCCCTAGAATCATAAAATTCCCGAATCATCTTTTGTGATTCCTCTTCCGTGCAATTAAAAACTTCTCGGAACAGGTATGGATATTTTCGTTGAACAGGTAACTGTTTGTTATGAAACTTGGCCAGAGGGGCGAGGTGGGGGACGAGGACTTCATCGATATCGACAGCTATTCTCATGTACATATATTATTAAACTCAGACATTTTAATGTCCTCTTTAATGTTCACCAAAGTTCTATAAAAAGTTCGTCTATTATTTGGGTGGGTCTTATCTGTCCTGACCTTTATGGGTTTCCACCATCCATCCATGTAGGTGCACTCCACAATGGCATCTTCTTTGTACCACGGTTCATCATCACCTGTGAACGTGCTTTCAAAAATAAGCTGTCCCTTTTCCTGAATGTACAACCGCCACGTCCCCTCTTTGTACGGGTCTCTCTTCATTTGAAAATCTATGGTATTGTGGTCCTTTGGTTTCCATTTGAACATAGTCTCATGGGTCCCCATCCTCACTGGTTCATACACAGGGGTCATGATGAGACCATCTACTTTTTGTTGCACCGTTGGGAGATAGTCTTCGGCAAACTCTTTGAAATCTGCAAATGGGTAGAATGTTTTTAATTTTATTTTGTATGGGTCTGATTTCATACAAATAATAGTTTTCACAAATCTTTCCAAACTGTCATATCTGTCCACAAAGTGACAGTGCGCAAAACAATTCCCATTGATGATGACCCCGTCATACAGAAGGAGTGTGTTTTCATACAACTCCCCATCTAGAATTGTCCCATCGTACGCACCGCGTGGGAGATTCAGAGACACCTCAAACATATGAAACGCACGGTTAACAAACACGGACACGCGTCGCCCCTTGTACGTTGTCGCCACGAACATGTACCGTTCACCGTCAGTTTTTTCACACACGACGTAGACGTTATCGCGAAGGATGGGGAAGTGGCGTCGTTCTATCGATATAGGTTGGGGACCTGGGAAACGGTCTCGCGATCCCCACACCCTATGGATGAAAGATATGACGTGCTGTTCCATTGTTTTGTATTACAAACGCACATAGGCTTTAATTAATTCGCTCGCACACCTGCGGCATTCATGATGTTTGAGATACATTCATGGGCATAGGTCGCAATCACATTTGCCGCGGTCCATGCATATACTTTAACACCATAAGTCTTAATCTTTTCAAACATCTTTTCATAATTTAATATTTTAGTATCTCCCAACTTTTTCTTGACAGTTTTACAATTCATCACCCAACATCGAGCCGTTGTATGCGTGGCGTGATACAAGTCATCTTTAATCTTCTGCCCAACATCTGTGTCGAAGTGTAGTCCCATCTGATGCACGGGTTCTTTTGAATCCGCGAGGACCTTCTCTTTAAACATGGGCCAATCAATACCCTCTTTGGCTGCGGGGAACACGAGAACACCACACCCGTCGTGGGTTTCAAAAATCTGGTCCATAGAGTCGCCATCCAAATTGATACCAAAGTCGATGTAAAAAATTTTGTCATAATTTTTCATAAGTTTCTGAATCGTCTCTGCTTTCAAAAATGGGTCATCGTTGCAAAACATGATTTCATTACTACATCCACGCTGGACGCATTTTATATTGAATTTCATCACACTGTGCAACGTCTTCACGTGACATGCTTTACTACGAGACACCAAAAGTGTGACAAATTTCATTGTGTTGTATTAAAAACGTTTCTACGCCTTAAGCCTATCTGCAAGACACGCGTTAAATGGGAGATTGCCAACGTGGCCGAGGGTGGTGTTAATATCGGCATAAATCTTTCCATCCATCTGCTGCCAACGACGACAGAAGGCGTAGTCCTCGGAGAGGTAGCGTCGCGTCACTGGGTCAATCATACAGTCAAACAGGGCACAGTATGTGTCAAAGTCCCTATTCTGGTGGTCATTCATACAATCGAGTTCCTTTGCGTAGTGTTCATGCATTCTCTGGAGAGCTTCTCTTTTGATAACCATAAACCCCGTTGGACCATCGAGGATTTCAATCATACCATCTTCAACTGGTCGTGACTGCGCACCAAAGTTAATCACGAGGGAACTGCTCAACATGGACATATCTCTTTCGTCTCCATTCTTGATGGCATCGCGACACTGGTCCCACATGACAACCTTTTTCGGGTAGCACGCGACGGAGATGTCCCTGTTCGCTTTGACGAGACGAACGACCGAGCGCGCGTCAAAATCAATGTCTGCATCGATGAACATGAAAAAATCACAATCCGTTTTTTGCATGAAACGACCGATGGCGACGTTACGGGCCCTATGAACCAAGCTTTCATTTTCCGTGGTGTCAAAGTAAAGCTGAATGCCTTCTCTGATGAGTTCCATCTGGAGCTTAATCACAGACGCCATGTATCGTTCGAGACAAAGACCTCCATAGCATGGTGTGGAAAGAAAGAGCTTAATTGTCATTACATAATTATTCTACTTTAACCTCTAAGTATTTTCTAATGATGCTTTCAATCTTGTTAAGTGTTGGTACAGATATAGCACATTTTTGACATATTTCAGTTTTAGGAATTCCTGTTTGTATCCATAGAATGGCTGAACATACACTGTTTGGTGTTTTACTCATCAAATCCACACACTCGTCGAGGTCGCGGCACATCTTATTACACGCGATGCGTTGTTCTCTGGTGACTGTGAAATTGTTGAGTAGCCTGTTCATGACGTCATTTGGTTTTGTCGTCGTGCCACTCCCGGAAGTTTCAGTGAGCATAATTTTTTTAAACATTTCCGATGTTCGACTGATATCTTTTGGCTGAATACTAAACATCTCTGCAATTTCCTTTGTTGTTCTTGGATAGTTGGCGAGACGACAGGCGTAGAGCACACAGTTTGCTTTGATACCCACACGCACCGCACCTCTGGTCAGTTTTCTCTCACTAAAAGTTTTGTAAATCATTTTTGCATCTCTGAGGACAACTTCGGGAAGTGTCGAACACGCATCGTCAATATCTTTATATGCGTGATACAACCCCCTGTCCTTGTGATTCATAGCCATGTGGAAATTAATAGTCGCCATTCTCCTGTTCTTATAGGTACCACACCCACGACCCGTAGATATGACGGTACTCTTCCCCCACTGGGACGAGTACAGGTTTGGGTTACTGTGCGCGTCCGCACCGCATCGGGCGGGGTCGTTCACTTTCCCATCTTCAGTCACACCAGAGGTCCACTCCGCGACGTCGGATATGTATGAGTCATCGACGAGACCACACTCCGTGCACACGGGAAGCCCTTCCGGTGCCACCACTTTCGCACCCCCACATTCTTTACAGTAATAGTTAACATCTACATTGACCACTGGCTCTTCTTCTTTTTTTATTGTTTTTTCATTTAATAGTTGCTCTAAATCGGACCATATAGCTGCCAGCATCTTTGGTGCTCTATCCTGATTTTTAAAAAATCACCACGCGACGCAGACTGGGGGGGTCAATTACAAAAAAAATCACCCCCAGACGTCACTTCGCGACGCATGACGACACTCCACGCGGACATGGAAACCTTCGTACGACGCCTCAAGAACGCCCGCCCTGGACACGACATACAGGTGAGGTGCACGAGATGGATGCACGAGGTCGTCGACGAGTCTTCGAAGCGCGTGGTCAAACATAGGACTGGGGGCACGACTCTGTGGAGGGAAATGGTGTGCGAGGTGATCACGGAGGCGTCTCTGCGCCGCAAGTGTTTCAAACAGTACAAAGTCGGGGACATTCTCGTGAATAGGAAGAAAGTCGCCAATATCCACGAAGACTATAAGGTGTCTGTTGTCAAGAGACCCCCGAGGGTGCGAAGTATTGAAATAGAGGAGATGGACTCCGTGGACGTCATGATCCGGGACGATGACTTACTGTTTGACGACGACCTCTCACCGTGCGACATCAACCGTGTCAAACGCATAGTAAACACCAAGGGTATTCCAGTCCAAAGAGACGAGTTCCCATCACACATCCTCGACCTATTCTGCGTGGTACGACACGACGGTGTGCTCTATCACTGCTATCGCACCTTAGTATCAAAGTACGGTCTCACAGCACTTCCTCGGGAAAACCTCACCGAAGATGTGTACTCACAGCACGACCTCTTAGTTAATATGTAAATGCAATTCTATAAGGCTCAATGACCTTTGTCTTCTTCATCCGTTTCGCATATTTTTCAAGAGGTTCATCACCTTGATGACCATAATAGTACTGATACGCATCACTTCTCTTAATTTTTTTGATTTTTTCGTTGGGAACATACTTTCTGTCCAACATAAAATACGTCTTCGTAGGTCCATCCGCAGTTGGATATGGGACATCGTTGTTCCCCACGGGTGAGTGATATTTCGTAATGCGCTCATCAGTGCTGAACTCATAGATTGTTTCACCAATGTACACGTACCTTACATTGCCGATGCGCAACAAGATTGAGTTTCCAGGAAACGCTGGTTTTTTTAGCCCATCGCGACCAATAAATATTTGTTCATATGTGTACGTCCCGACGAGTTTTGAATAAAACTTGTGATTTTTCTGCGCAGTGGCGAGGTTGAGATTGGACATGGCAATGATGTCTTTTTTTGTTTTTTTATAAACGCTCGCAGTTTTTTTAGTCGTATCAACCTTTACTAAAAACAGTCTCTCCCTGTTATGGTGTGTGAGGTAAGAACGTATGGCCATTTACCATGAATTGAGAAATTTGTTCCGAGCGTGGAGCTCAATCATGTCCACAGTGTCTTTAAAACTCCGAGCCCCGGGAGTATTGGGTTTCCATTCGTCCCACGCCTTATCAATCTCTTTGTGCCCCGGAGGTGGCTCGACGACACCATCCACGTCTTCACTATCTGAGACGATGAAATCATCCATATCTGAGTCGCTTTCGTCTTCCCAGATATCACTGTTATCG